CCTCGGGCACGTCCTCACTGCTGCCGTGATGCTCATTGGCGGACTCGGAGTGTGGACGCAGGGGCGAGAGGTCATGATTCGGCAAGACGCTCGTCTGGCATTGGTCGAGACCACGATGGCTGAGGTTAAATCAAACCTGTCCAAAATCTCCGAGTCGCAGCAGCTTGCAATCCGCACGCAGGATAAGCTGGCGGCAACCTTAGACGCCATCAGCCGGAAGCCGTGAACCGAACCCTCTACATCATCCTCGCCATCATCGCGGCGCTCTGCCTGTTCACCGGCTGTGCCACGCACCGCGGCAACGAGACCGCCCCACTTGTGCGGCACCTCACTACCGCCACGGCTGCGACTGCACGGGCACGGCACGACGGCAAGGAAGTGAAGCGGATTCTTTCCCGCGTGGACTACAAGGCCGGAAGGATTCTCCGGCTGCTGGAGGACGAGCCGTGAGGCCGTGCCTGCCGTTGCTCATACTGTGGGTGTTGCTGGCGACGGCGAACTCGCAGACTGTCCCCACGGCGCGCCCCGTTACTGACGGCAAGACAAAGGCCGAGATCGTGAAGCTCGTAAAGCAGATGCAGGTGTTATTCCACGAAGCGCAGGCGCAGACGGACTCCGTGCTCGCACAGCTCGCCATCCTCACGACCGCCCACGCTGCTGCGCTCGCGGAGACGCAGACCATGCAGAGCACGCTCGACAAGCGCACATGGGAGCGGGACAATGCGCGGCTGGATGCGGCGAATCAGGCGAAAGCGAAGTGGATGTGGTTTTCTGCATTCAGCCTGACGGCCATCGGGTTTGCAGCCTTTGCATATTTCAAACGATAACCCCAATGAAAGCCTTCATCTCTCGACTCCTCAAAACGCTCGCGATGAACTTCGCCTCGCGGAAGTTCCTGATGACCCTGTTCGCCATCTGGACGGAATGGGGGCTGTATTGGGCGACCGTGAGGACGCTCTACACGTTCACCACACCGGAGCAACTGACTGCATTCGTTTCGATCACTCAGCACTTCCAGTGGGCCGTCACGACGATGTTGTTGGCCTATCTGGGCATCCAGACGGCCGAGAATTTCTCCAACGCTGCGGCGGCGAAGTTCGAGAGTGTCGCGCAGAATTTCGCATCGAGCACCAAGAGCGAGGTGAAGACCGAGAACGTGCAACGCATCGTCCATGAGTATGCCGAGCGATACAAGGACGACCCGAGCTATCGCCCCATCACGCCCGACACCGAGGAGAAGTTTCGATGAACTGGCCCACCGAAGCAGAGTGCCCGAAGTTCTTCGGGAAGATGGGCGAGAACCAGACGCAGATCGTCCTGCCTTACCCGATGGTGCTGGACTGGAACAAGGCCGCGCGCATCACCACAATGACGTGCCATGAGAAGGTCGCGGATGCGATGCTGCGAGTGTTCACGAAGCTGAAAGGCGAATACGGAGAGGCAAAGCTGCACGAGCTTGGGATTGATCAGTTTGGCGGATGCCTGAACGTGCGGCTCAAGCGCGGTAGCAGCAGCCAATGGAGCATTCATTCATGGGGCTGCGCCGTCGATCTTGACGCGGACAGGAACATGCTCAAGGAGACGAAGCGCACTGCGCGGTTTGCCCGCCTCGAATACCTGCCGATGTGGAAAATCATCGAGGGCGAGGGCGCAGTCAGCTATGGCCGCGCGAGGGACTTCGACTGGATGCACTGGCAGTTTGCCCGGCCATGAACTTCGCCGCCACTGGCATCCTCGCCGTGCTCATCCTCGCTGGCCTTGTCGTGATTTGCGCGCGGCGGTAATCGTTTTTGCCGCTAGGCTGCGGCCTGTAAGCGTTTTACCAGCGCCGTAATTGAAAATTCGCTAAACTCGGGGCGGACGATACACTGGCCAAGTTTAGCGTCCGCGAAGCCTTGCTCATGGAGTGGCAGGGAAAGCAACCAAGGAAGTCAATCCGGCAGGCTGCGGCTACGGGGCGGACACAATGCCCCCGAGACAGGAGACATTGTGACCGTGGAAATCAGTCCGTATAGGATTGGCTTTTCGCGACGAACACCGGGTTTCCCCGATGGCTGGACTGCCTTGCGGCGTGACTCGGTTGCTCTGTAATCACTAATCCAGCCTATGCGCCCCGTAGGGCAGCAGCGGCATTTGCGAGGAATTGAACCCCGCTCGAAAATAAACGCTCGCACCGGGCCGGAATGTTACCGGATGGATGCGTTGTGCTTCGCTCTGATATGCGACCTCTTTGTGCGGTGCCGTGAGACACTAGGCCAAAGAAAAGGCCGCTCAGGGTCAATCTGAGCGGCTTCTCTCCAGACTTCGGTCTGGCCTATCTTTTCGCCCTTTCGGGTTTCGAGATTCTGGAAAGTTGTCGAACGCAATTGACCTGCGAACGGGCGGAGCATCGGCCAAGCGCGGGCACTTTGCAAGCCCTATTTCAGCTCGCGCAAAGTTTTTTCGACGAGGCGCAGCACGTCGAGGCGATGGAACGCCGCGCCGTCGCGGAACGTGGCCCATGTGTAAATCACCTGCAACGCGCGGCGGGCGCGTTCCAGCTTTGCTTCTGTCAGGATTTTGGATGCCTTGCTCATTCGGGAAAATGCCCTGCCTTGCGCCATTGCTGCAACGACACAGGCCGCACAGCGCGCGAGCAGGTGCGGCACTTCCGCGTCCGCTTGTCAGGCACGCCCGTTGCGCCGTGGGCTGCGTAGCCGCACGGGATGATGAGCATGGGGCCGCTCATGCCGGTGACGACGTGCGCGCGTTCGGAAGCTCGGAATCGCAGCCAATTTCGTGTGTTCATAAAAACGTAATCGTGACACCCGGCGCGGCCTTGTCGTAGGAGCGCGAGGATTGCGCGGGCCACAGCAGCGTGTCGTCCGTAACCACGCCAGCCCGCTCGAGCGCGTGCCAAAGCGCATCGCAGATTGCAGGGAAGTCGCGCCGTCGCCGATCCTCGGCAACGTAGTCAATCCGCACGTTGCACGGCACCGCGATTGGCTCGCCGCTGAACTGCGTCTTGATTTGCCGGATGGCCTCCGCGCGCCAGTCGGCAAACGATTTCTTCGGGAAGGTCATGCCCGTCTTGGTGCGCCCCATGTTATTCTTGCCGCCTCGCACCTGCCCTGTCAGCCGCAAGACGAGCCTCGGCACGTCCGCACAGCGCGGCGCAACCGGAGCCGCTGGCGGGGCGATGGCGAGCGCAGGCGCGGCATTCGCATCGCGCGTGCTCTTGCTCATGCCGGGGAACATCGCAGCGAGAATCTGCGCGTCACTGGCCTCGCGGCGAATTTGCGCGGCGGTGCGGGGCGTGCTCACTTCGCGCCGCCCCCTTTTTTCGGTGCTGATTTCAACAAATGAAATTCGCATCTGCTGGGCGCGCTCCAGCCAAGCGCAGCCGTTAGCGCGACGGCGGCATGTTTTCGACTCATATCAGTTGTCACGACGACGATGAAGCGGTGCCCTTTTGTCATAGAGTCTTGACAAATACACCGTGCCGCAATTAAAGTCAAAACATGAATTGGAAAAAATACATCACCGACCCTTCGACGAACCGCCCCAAACGCGGCGCAATCAGCCGCATCGCCGCGCTGCTCGGCACGCACTACGGCAACGTGCGCCGCATGTTCGACGGCATCTGGACGCCCACGGAGCAGGAGGCGGAATCACTGCGCGCAATCGTGGCATCGCGGACGAATCTCGCGCCGAAAAAGCGCAGCGACGCGGGCAAAAAGCGCGGCGAATACAGAAAAAGAGCGGTGGCGAAATCCGGCGTAGCTGCCCCGCAACTCAAGGGTTTGCGAAGTGCTAAAAAGACTGCACAAAAATAATTGAAAATAATTCTTGCGCGATTCGGCGACGTGCGCTTAAGTGCAAATTGTCAGACGGAAAACCCGCCAGACACAAACCAAAACCAAATCATCCGACAAAATGAAAACCCGCACCTTGTTTCAAACCGCAATCGAATACGTGATGGACGCAAAAAATCACAGCGTCCATTCCGAGGCGATGGAAAAAGAATATAGCAACTATCTGTATTTTCACAAATCTGGAGACACCGCCTCATGGGAGACTGCCAGAAAAGCAATCTGGGAAATGCTGATTGACTCCGGCGCTTTGGAGAAATCATTCCAGAACGCCAAGCTCGCCGCACCCACGGTGAAGCTGTCCGGCTTCACCGGCTTCAAATCGTCCCGCGCTGCGAAGGCTCACGCTCGCCACGTTTGCGGAGCCGCCATCTAACTCACCTTGTCGGGTGCGTGCGACCGGGCAACCGGCGCACGTTACCCGGCGAGACTCCTACCATGCGTTACCTACCCACCCCTTGCAACTGCGCGGAATGCCGCGCCACCCGCCGCCGCAATGCGCGGCTCACCATGCGCCTCGCGCCGCTGCTCGTCGCAACTGCCGCCGTTGTTGGCTGGCTTATCCTCCGCAAATAACCGACAAAAGCCGTATGAGAAACATGACCCCAGAGGAAGCGAAAATGTTTGCGGAGTTTGTGCGCTCCGAAATGGCAACCATGAGCACTCCAAGCAACGACGGCGGGCCTGCGTTTCCGGTTGCTGACTCGCATTACGCAAACGGACAAGTGCAATACGGTGACAACGGCATGAGCCTGCGCGACTGGTTCGCAGGGAGGGCTGACGTTGCAATTTATGAGCCTCTACAAACGCTCAAGGCGAAGCTGTCCAGACAGCCGACAATCGGAGAATTGGCGATTTACGTAGCCTCAGTCAAAATGGCTGAGGCCGACGCCATGCTTGCCGCAAGGGAGGGCAAATGAGCAACCCCATACGCATCTCATCCCGCGCGATACAGTGCCGCGCAGACGCCGAGGGCGCGACGGAATACGCCATCCGCTACGGCGGGCGCGACTTCATCGTGACGGCGCACAGTCGGCTGGATGCTGACATCGCGGTGGAGTATTACCGGCCTGAGACAGCCGACGAATCACAACCCGAACTATTGAAATAACATGCCCACATCACCCACCATCGCCGCTCTCGCAGCGGCACTAGTCAAAGCGCAATCCGCACTGAGCGGCGCGAAAAAGGACAGCACAAACCCGCACTTCCGCACGGCATACGCAGACCTTGCATCCGTCTGGGATGCCTGCCGCGCTCCGCTGGCAAACGCTGGCCTCTCAGTCGTCCAGCTTGTCAGCAGCGACGCCGCGCACGCAATCATCGAAACCATTCTCGCGCACTCATCCGGCGAATGGGTGTCCTCGACGCTCGCCGTGCCGCTCACCAAGGCAGACGCGCAGGGACTCGGCAGCGCAATCACCTACGGACGCCGATATGCCCTCGCCGCGATTGTGGGCGTGTGTCCCGCGGATGACGACGGCGAGGCCGCCGTTGCCCGTCCTACGCAGCGCACGCAGCCTGCCACGCGCGCACAAGAACCGGACGACGTGCCGATGAAGCACTCCGGGGACAAATTCCGCAAACCAACAACACAAACCGCAGAAATCGACGACCTATGAGCAACTACGACAACACCAACAGAATCAGCATCTGGAAAAACACCAAGAAGGAAACCGAAAAACACCCCGACTACACCGGCACTGTGAACATCGGCGGAGTGGACTACTTCGTGGACTTGTGGAAAAAGTCTCAGGACGCTCCCGAAAAAGCCCCGGTGCTCTCCGGCAAAGTGAAGCGCAAGGACAAGCAGCCCGCGCAGGCCAGCCGCGAGGAAGACATCTAACCGCACACCGCATCCCCGTCGCGTCTCGGCACAGGGCCGGGGCGCGGCGGACGCGGACGATACCATGACTGAACCTAGCACAGAGCCAACGAACCCGCGCGACACCGTGCGCCCCGTGCCTGTCCCCGCAGGTGGGGAGCAGGAGCCGTCCTCACCATTTTCCGACGCGTCGCAAATCCCGCCGTGGGAACTCTAGCCATGATGCACTCAGGCGACAATCCCGGATCGATTAGCGAGCGCGACCTGCGCGTGACCGCCTCGCAGCTACGCGCCGACGAAAACGACGCACGCGAGGCGACGCGCGGCGAGGTGACGTTTGACGACTTTAAGACGTTCCTGCACGACCCGTTCAGTCGCGAGCAGGTTGCCGAGCGGATGAAGTTTCTAGCGGCCTTCGCAAACGGCGATGACGTGTGGCAGTATTCGCCGCGCAACTATTGCGGCAAATCGGTGCCGCATTGGGAGCGCGTGGACTTTTTTGACATGCACGCAGAGCCTCGTTTTCTATCACTTGTCTGGCGCGATGACGAGCCTGCCGCCACTGAGTAGCTAACCCTTTCCCGTGCCATGCACGCGATTCGATGAAATCACTGGTAATCATGGAGATTAAACCGATGACGGAGAATCGCGCGGGCTGCACTTACGCAAGCCGGGGAAAACACTTTCACACACTGAACCAATGAGAACAAAAATTGACGAACTATTCGCAACTCTGCGCGGCCTTGTCGCAGACCAGTCGCGCGACCTCGCGCTTGCAATGGGCGAGCTTCGCGCCGCCGAAGCCGAGCGGGACAGGGCACTCGCGGAGCGCGACAACGCACGCCAAAGCCTGCGCGCAGCCGAGCAGGAAGTGGCCGAGATGGAAGCCGACTACGCCGACCTACGCACCGTCAATGCGCGCCTAGTCGCAGACCTCGCCGCCGCAATGGAGCGGCTGGATCACGCCGAGAGCATCCTGATGCAATGAGCACGGCCCTCGCCATATTTAAGCGCGAGAACTCGGTCGCCACGCACCGGCTAACAGGCGCGGGGCATCGCTACACATGGATGGCATTCTTCGCGACTATCACGATGAAGGACGGCACGCGACGGGCATTCACTGAGTTGGCGCATGAGTATTCAATGGCCGATTTGATGCGCCGCAACAAAGTAGCCGACGCCGACACCGAACTCGAAGCCTGCCAATTTTTGGCCGAGCGCAACGGCATCCCGTGGCCAGCCGATGAACCCAAACGCCCGCGTGCGGGCTATCTTGCAGGAGTAACTTTATGAATCAAACCTACGAACAGTTCTTAGACGCGAAATCTCAACTCGGAGGCGAGTTTGGATTTGAACCTACATTCATGCCGGATTTCCTTTTCCCATTCCAGCGCGCACTTATCGAATGGGCCTGCCGCAAAGGACGCTCCGCAATCTTCGCGGACTGCGGACTCGGCAAGACGCTGATGCAGCTTGTGTGGTGCCAAAACATCGTGGAAAAAACCAACGGCAACGTGCTTATTCTCACGCCGCTGGCAGTCGGCGGACAGACGCTCAAAGAGGCGGCACGTTTCGGGATAGCTGCGGGCCGGTCTCGCGATGGAAAACCAGCCGGGAAAATCACGATTTCCAATTACGAAAAGCTCCACCTTTTCAACGCTTCTGATTTCGTGGCCGTCGCGTGCGATGAAAGCAGCATCATCAAACACGCCACCGGAGCAACACAGAAGGCCGTCACGCGCTTTATGTGCAAGCTGCCTTACCGCTCACTCTGGACGGCAACAGCGGCACCGAATGACTTCACGGAACTTGGAACATCATCCGAGGCGCTAGGCGACTTGAACAACTCGGACATGCTTTCGCGCTTCTTTAAGCAGATGGACCAAAAGACGACCGACCAATACGAGAAGAAGATTAACAACCTCGAAAAGCAGGCAAACCATTTTGGGAAAATCTCATTCCGCGTCTCGCAGGCAATTAACGGCTGGCGATTGAAGGGCCACGCGCACGACCATTTTTGGAAATGGGTTTGCTCATGGGCGCGAGCGTGCCGCAAGCCGTCTGACATCGGGTTTGCCGATGATGGCTACGAACTCCCGGCACTGAATGAGCGCGAGCATATCGTGAAGCCGACAACGCCACCGGACGGAATGCTTTTCACGATGCCTGCCTTCGGGCTTGCCGAGGAAAGGGATGAGCGCAAGCGCACGCTGAAAGAGCGGTGCGAAATGGTTGCACAGCTTGTCTCTCACGACCGTCCCGCCGTGGCATGGTGCCACACGAACGCCGAGGGCGAGGCGCTGGAAGCCATGATTCCCAACAGCGTGCAAGTAAAAGGGCCGATGAGTGACGACGAAAAGGAGGCCGCTTACGATTCGTTCTTGAATCAGGAAAAGCGCGTGCTCGTTATTAAGCCGAAAATCGGAGCGTGGGGACTCAACTGGCAATTCTGCAATCACGTTGTCACGTTCGCTTCGCACTCTTACGAGCAATACTATCAGTCAATCCGCCGATGCTGGCGCTTTGGACAGAAAAAACCCGTAACCGTGGACATCATCGCCAGCGAAGGCGAACAGCGCGTGCGCGACAATATGAGCCGCAAAGCCGCGCAAGCTGAGAAGATGTTTGAAGAGCTTGTGAAGCACATGAATGACGCAATCAAATCTGAAAGAAAAACACACACCATAACCCCGACACTGCCAAGCTGGATTTAATAACATGAACACTACACCGAAAGAACTACTGACCAAGAAATATGCACTCTACCACGGCGACTGCGTGGAGGTGATGAAGCAACTCCCGGCGAGCATCGTTGATCTCTCGCTTTACTCGCCGCCATTCGCGGGACTCTACCAATACAGCAGCGACGAACAGGATTTGTCCAACTGCATTTCTAAGGATGAGTTTTACAGGCATTACGAGTTTGTGATTCAAGAACTCCGCCGCCTCACGAAACCGGGCAGGATGAGCGCCGTGCATTGCATGGATATTCCGACCGGCAACTCAGGCAATGACGCGCTCACGGACTTTCCCGGCGACGTTATTCGCCTGCACGAAAAGAACGGCTTCCGTTTCACTCATCGGTATTTCATTTGGAAGGAGCCGCTGACGGTTCGCAACCGCACGATGATGAAATCTCTGGCTCATCGGCAAATGTGCGAGGACTCATCGCGGTGCTCTATGGCAAACGCTGACCAGCTTCTCATCTTCCGCCGTAGCGGTGAAAACGCGGTGCCTGTCTCTCACCCTACCGGACTGCATCGCTACGCTGGCGAGGAGCAAATGCCCGCCGACATCCGGCACCTCAAGGGCATGGACGGCGATCAAAAGAAAAACCGCTTCTCTCACTGGATTTGGCGGCGCTACGCGGACGCCTTTTGGGACGACATCCGCATTGACGAGGTATTGAAGCATCGCGAGGCCAAAGAGAATGACGATGAACGGCACTGCCATCCGTTGCAACTCGACGTTATCGAGCGCGCTTGCGTGCTTTGGAGCAACCCCGGAGAGGTTGTATTTACGCCGTTTATGGGCGTTGGCAGCGAAGTCTTTGGTGCCGTATTGAACGGGCGCAAAGGAATGGGATGCGAACTCAAAGAATCGTATTTCAAACAGGCTATTGCCAACCTCGCGGACGTTGAAAACCACATGGAGCAGGAGCTTATCCCGGTATGACCCGCCCCACCCCGCCCCACCCCGCCCCACCCCGCCCCGCCACGCCCGCGCACGCGCGAGATTGCGCTTGCAAGGGGCGCGGGGATGATGTAGATATTGATCACCATGAAGGCGCTTACCCTTCCAATCCAAGAAAACTCTGCCCGCACGTGCCGGTTGCTTTCGCAGCCGGGTAAGCCACGTGCGGGCGCTTTCTTGATTATGAAAAGACAACCCATCACAAAAAAACTGCGCTTCGCTGTGCTTTCGAGAGACGGATTCAAATGCAGGTATTGCGGAGGCGAGCCGCCAGACGTGAAGTTGGTGATAGACCATTTCATCGCGGTTGCCAAAGGCGGCACAGGGGATATTGAAAACCTAATTACATCTTGCCAGCCGTGCAATGCCGGGAAATCGGACAGGCCGATTGCTGGAACTCCATCAGTGCAGGACGGCGTGCAGCGCGCGGAGGCATTGCTCGCAGACCAAAACGAGTCCGCGAAAGCAATTCGTCGGGCAATGAAGCGTCATATTTGCGCCCGCCAAGACGTGGTGGATTTTTGGTGCTCCGCGTCAGGAAGGGCAAGCGTGGACAAAGGAACGATTTCCGTAATTTGTAGATACGTTGAAGAGTTTGGGCCGGATCTCGTTTTTGGATGGATTCAACGGGCTGCTGACAAGTGCCACAGCGATCAAAGTATGGGGCGTTACGTGTCAGGGTGCAGGCGGTGCCACAAGGAGGACATTGCGAAATGAAGGCACCGGCATTTCAATTCTACGCGGACGACTTCATCGGCGGGACGGTCTGTTTTACAGCGGAGGACGTTGGCGCATACATGCGGCTGCTTTGCTTCCAATGGGGCAACGGCGCGCTGCCAGCGAGAAAGGAGCTTGTGGACAGGATCGCCGGGTGCGTTGTTTCCGATGACGTGATGGCGAAGTTTCCGCAAGGCATCAATCCGCGCATGGAGAAAGAGCGCGAGAAGCAGCGTATTTACCGCGAGCAGCAATCGAACAAAGGTAAAGCATCGGCAGAGGCTCGGCGCAACCACGGTTCAACCGCGGTTCAGCCGAGTAGGCAACCGGAAGCCAACTCTCCGTCTCCGTCTCCGTCTCCGTCTCCTATCTCTATTTCCGATTCCGATTCCAACTCCTTCCAACCAGAAGAACCCCCCACGGCTTCTGCGAAGCCAAAGGGAGTTGTTGAAGGAAAGAACTCGGACAGGTTGCCGCTATCCGACCAGAGCAAACGCTTCGCAGCCATCATGGGCCGACGCCTCACGACGGAATGGAGCGAGGACGAATGCGCCGCATATCGCAAGCTCGGCACCGTGGCACCGGACGACCTCGCCCTTGTGGAACGATTCTACACGGACGCGAAAGGAAAGCCCGATGCCTACCTTCGGACTTCGATGCTCACCTTCGTTCGTCACTTCCGTGGCGAAGTGGACAAGGCCAACAAATGGTTTTCAGAAACCGCAGTAACAACCTCAACTACCGAAAAACATGGATGGTGAACCTACACAAACAACGTGCGCGACTTGTTCGTGCGAATTTGAAACCAAGCCGTCGCCGTGGTTCCCGCCCGCCCGCCATTGCCCTTCCTGCACGGCGATCAAACTCGCCGAAAGCGAAGCCGCAGAGAAGAAGCAACAGGAGGATCGAAACGCGCAATATCGCAAGGCGCAATGGGATCGAATCTGTCCGCCGATTTATCAGGAAACCGATCCCGCGCGGATCAACCCGAAATGCCTCAAGGCCGCGATGGAATGGAGCATAGAGCACGCGGAAGGACTTGGATTCATCGGAAGCACAGGGGCCGGGAAAACACGCGCCGCCTTCATCGCGCTGAAACGGGCATTCGATGACAACCAATCGTGCGCAGCCGTGACGCACAACGCATTTGCATGTGTGGTGATTTCGGCATTTTCCGGCACCGATGAAGAACGCCAGACCGCCCGCAAAAAACTGACCACATTCCAGCAATGCGAGGTGCTGCTACTCGACGACCTCGGCAAGCCGCCGACGACTGAGCGGGTGGACGCGGAACTGGAGGAGCTTGTCGAAATCCGCACTTCACACAACAGGCCGATTCTCTGGACTTCCAACGGCTCATCCGCATGGCTCATCAAACGCATGGGAGCAGATCGCGGCCCTGCGCTAGTTCGCCGCCTCTCTGAATTTTCCGAAATCGTGACGCCGTGACACTTGAAGAAACCGCAATCCTAGGCTGCGCGCTGCAATGGCCGGACGAATCGCTCCCGTTCTTGACGGAAGCCGGAATCAGAGCCGACACGTTCAGTCACGAAATCCCCTCAACAATCTTCACCGCCATCGCGACGGCATGGCTCGCCAAGGCTCCGGGAGGCTTCGTGGGCATCGCTACTGCCCTCGGAGACCGTCTCGACGCCGTAGGGGGCGCTGCGACGCTGCAAACGGCCATCGAAGGAGCCGCGCAACCCGTCACGCTCCCGCATTACGCGGAAATCGTGAAGGAAGGGCACGCCAAACGCCGCCTCGCCCTCGCGCTCAAAGCAGCCTACAAGCAACTGACCACGGAACCGACTGGCACCGTGCTCGCCGCCATCGAAGCCGAGATTTCCAGCATCGCGGCAGGGCGGGACAAGGCGCGCATCCAAACCACGCGGGAAATCGTGATGACCGTGCTCGGAAACCTCAACAGCCGCACTGATGGCTCGAAAATGGCCGGGCTTTCGACAGGCATCGTGCGACTGGACGAGGAAACAGGCGGCATCCGCAAGGGCGGTTACTGGGTGATCGCAGGCCCAACCAAGGGCGGCAAATCAGCTCTTGTGCGCTACATCGTCCGCGCCGTCGCGCTCGACCAAGCGAAGCCCGTGCTCGTATTCGGGCTGGAAATGAGCAGCGATGACACGGTGGAGGCCATGCTCGCGACCGAGGGCAAGGTGAGCGCGAGCCGGATGCGGGATGGCACGATGCAGGAAATGGATTTTCCCAAATTACAAGCCGCCGCAAACAATCTCGCGCTTGCGCCGATATTTTTCAGGGACGACGTGTATGACCTCGCGGGCATCCGCTCCTACGTGCGGCAGGTGAAGGCCGTCCAGCCCGACCTCGCCGTTGTCGTCGTGGACTACCTGCAACTGACTGAGGGCGCGGGAAGCGCAGACCGGCGTGAGCAGGAAATCGCCATCGTTTCAAAGGCACTTCGCCGCATGGCTAAGGACGAGGGCTTGGCCGTCATTGCACTGGCGCAACTTAACGATGACGGGGAGCTTCGCGAGTGCCGGGCCATCGGCATGGATGCCACCGTGCAAGTCACCATCGAGATGTGTGAGGATGAACCCGGCGCGCGGCTGCTACGGCTGCGACAGCGGCAGGGCAAGACCGGCGTAGCGGTGCCCGTCGCGTTCAATGGCGAAACTTTCGAGTGGCACCCATTGGCGCATGAGCCGGAGCAGGCCAGCCGGAAATCTTTCAGCAGCAAACAAAACCGAAAACACAAATGACCGACCAACCCACACCCGAAACAGACGCAATGTTCACGGAGAACGTGCCCGACGATTGCCAAATCGTGGCCTTCTGCGAACGTCTAGAGCGCGAGCGCAACGCAGCCCGTGCCGACGTTGCGCTGATCACCGCCGAAAACGAACGCCTCGCCACCGGCAATCATTCGATGGAAAAGGAAATCCCCGAGCTACGGCACGCGCTGGAAAAAGCCCGCGCCGAACGGGACACCGCCAACGCGCTCTCGCTAAGCCTTTGCGCAGACCGGGACGGCGACGTGCAAAACAGGGACGATGAGATCGCTGTGCTCCGCGCCGACGTTGCGCGGCTGCGGGACGCGCTGGAAGGAATGCTGAAGGCGGAAATGGAGGTGCGGCAAATGGATGGATTCAGCGCCGACGAGGTGGAGACCGAGCCGCACTGGATGGCAGCACGCGCAGCCCTCGCCACACCCGCCAAATGAGCACGCCCACCACCGACCGCGCAGCCATCGTGCTGCAGCAGATTGACGCCAGAATCGCAGCAATCGCTGGCAACTGGCCTGACGAGTCTCGCGCACTGCGCTGCCTCAAGACGGCGATTGAGGGGCTGCTGGACGCCGAAGGATGGATTGCAGCCGCGCAAGATGACGCCCTGTCTGCTGAGTCGTATGGCCGCGCAGAACGCTACCGGGAAGCGTGGGAAGATTGCGCCGCGCGAATCAACTCCATCCTCGACACATGGGAGGCCACGAAATGACGCAGCTCGACTTTTTCCCTGACCTGCCGCGCCGCCTGACGCACGAGGAAATCATCGCCGGGTTTGCCGAGCTTTTGCGCGCGGTCGAGGCGATGGAGTTCTGGCAACCCTACCCCTAACCCCATGCCCACGCACTTGACGCGACCGATGCGCGGCTGCCGCCTGCGGGACTGCGGCGCGCCTGACTGCCCTACATGCGCCGGTGCCGAGGCTGCTAGGCTCTACCGGGAGCAGCAGGCCTGCGACCATGAGGAGGTGGAAAGTTTCATGTGCTTGCATTGCGGCGCTGAACTTGACCCAGGAGAAGCGATGGACCGAGCAATGGACTCATTGGAGGACAGATGAAACAGTGTATTAAGTGCCAAGAGACGAAACCTGATGAGGAGTTTTACGCCGACAAAAGTAAACGGTCTATACATGGAGCACTTCGTGGCAGATGCAAGAAATGCCATTACGAACAGTCCAGAGATTGCATTAAAAGGCATCCAGAGGTAGCGGCTTCGCGGGCGAGAGAGTTCTATCGTAAAAACAAAGATAAGATAAACCTACGACGCGCATTGCGACTAAAAGACCCAAAGCAAAAATCCCATATTACGAGCCTGATATTCCAGCGACTTTACGGGATCACAATCGAGAAGAGAACCGAAATACTCGTGAGACAAAACGGACGATGTGCAATATGCCTCGCACCCGAATCGGAACTGAAACAGCCACTTAATATCGACCATTGCCACGCCAGCAAAAAAGTGCGCGGTCTCCTTTGCTACAACTGCAATCGTGCGCTGGGCTTACTGAGGGACAGCTCTGATGTGTGTAAAAGGGCCGCAGTGTATCTCGCCTGCGGTGCGGACATCACCGACACGCTGGCAGGGCTGGCCGAGGACGCCGCCGAGGCAGCACAAGACCGATAACCCCATGAGAAACCGCACCCACT